TCAAGCTCTACTCGATATTGCGGATCAACTCATCCTGAGAATCCCGATGCTGATGTCACAGTTGGCTGTTGGGATGCTCGAGATGGTCACCGTATTCATCGAGGGGCTACCAATCCTTGTCGAAGCACTCAAGCTGCTCCTCCTGGAGCTGCTGCAACTCATCATCGAGGTGATGCCGAAGATCCAAGAGGCATTGATCGCCGTGTTCACGATGATCATCGACACGATCCGTACATTGATCCCGCAGCTCGTCACGCTCGGCATGGAGCTGATCCTTGCACTGCTGACGGGTATTCGGGACAACATCGCACAGATCGTAACGATCGGTGTTGAGATCATCACCAACTTCATCAACGGCATCGCTGCGGCTATGCCTTTGTATATTGGTGCGATTGTCAACCTGATCGTGACGTTCATCAACACCATTGCGGCAAATCTGTCACTGATCATCGATTCAGCAGTGAATCTGTTGATCAAGTTCCTCAGTGGTCTCACCAACAACCTGGCCAAGGTGGCGACAGCCGTTGTCACCGTGATCACGACGTTGCTGAACACCATTGTTGGGATGCACACGCAGATCGTCACAGCTGGTGTGAATGCGTTGATCAAATTCCTCAGCGGTATCACAGACAATCTCATCAAGGTTGTCAACGCTGTTGGAGACATGATTGCCAAATTCGTCACTGCTGTTGGTAACAACGCAACGAAGATTGCCAGAGCTGGTACGGACGCTTTGGTTGACTTCCTAGAGGGCATGACAACCAACCTTTCGAAGGTTGTCACAGCTGTCGGGACGTTGATCACGACGTTCATCACCGAAGTTGGCAATCAGGCAAGCGACATTATCCAAGCTGGTACCGATGTGATCATTGACCTGATCACCGGTATTGGTGAGGCTGCTGGCGATATTGCGGACGCAGCGATGGAGACAGTTGTCACGTTCGTCGACTCTTTGGCTTCCTCTGTCGAGACGCACTCTGGCGAGCTTCGTGCTGCTGGTGGACGTCTTGTCGGGGCGATTCTCGATGGTATGACGTTCGGGCTCGCTGGCAAGGTTGCGAATATCGGATCAAGCATCATCGGTGGTCTTCGGAGCGCTGTTGGTGGCATTGGCAACTTCTTGGGGATTGGATCTCCTTCGAAGCTGTTCATGGAGATTGGCGACCTGATGATGGAAGGCATGGCTGTCGGAGTAGAGGAGAACAACAACACCGAAGCCGCGATGGACAAGCAGTTCCGTTCGCTGACTGACAGCGTGAAGTCGAAGTTGAAGGACTTCAACTCCATGGTCGGTGATATTGAGGCGATCAATCCCACGATCACCCCAGTACTGGATCTTACGCAGGTTCAGAAGGATGCTCAGTTGATCGGTGGCATGATGCCGGTCGCAAGCATCCCGTTCAATCCTGCGTATATTCAGGCACAGACCATTGCCAGAACGGCAACTCCGGTCGAGGACGAAACAACAACGGCTGGTGCCACTCCTGGTGGTGACGTCGTGTTCAATCAGACGATCAATGCGCCTACGCAACTGTCTACGGGTGATATTTACAAGCAGACCCGTAACCAGATCACGATGGCGAAGGAGGAGCTGGCAATCCCATGAGAGTGACAAGTGTCAGCCTATATTCCAATGAGTCAGAGGCGATCAGCTTCGATCTCAGGAATGTGTCTTCTCAATCGCCGTACATGGTGCGGACGATCGTCGGCCTGGACGCAGAGGAGATCACTCCTCGATTCTACGGCTTCAGCAAGGATGGGTCAGATCGGTTCTACGACTTCAGACTGAAGGCTCGAGACATCATCATTCGAATCGTCTTGAACCCTCGGTTCAACCTGAATGAGTCCATCTCCTATATTCGGGACAACTTGTACCGAGTGATCTCAGCAACGAGATCGGGGAAACTCACACTCCAGTTCATCTCTGGTGCAGCCACGGTCGCCAAGATCGAGGGCCACATGATCAAGTTCGAGGTGCCATATTTCTCGAAGACGCCTGAACTTCAGATCACCATCCGATGCAACGACCCGATGTTCCGAGGGATCAACCCGGTTGTCATGACCGTGGATGATCTTCCTACCACGAACCCGATTGTCGTCGCAGACAGCATCTCAACGGCTCCACACGGATTCACCATGCGGTTCAAGATCAACAGCACGCTTGCGAGCTTCACGATCCAGGACAAGGCATCGAATCCGACGTGGGACTTCAAGGTCACGCCTGCATCGCCGTTCCAGGCGAATGACGTGATCTACTTCTCGAGCGAGTTCACGAACCGATATTTGTACATGGTTCGTGGTGGGGCAACCACACACTTGCTCGATCGGATTGACCCATCTTCGGTTCAACCACTCATATTCCCAGGCTTCAACGAGTTCCACTTCGTGAATCTCGCAGCGATGACTTGGGAGGAACTCCGATTCGATGTAGCGTACTGGGGGGTGTAATGGATCTGTTCCGTTTCAACAACTCCAGTACGTTCACCAGCGGAGAGTCAATCGACGAATGGGACAGCGCTTCGTGGACAGAGAGGTACAGGGATCCTGGCGAGTTCGAAATCAAGGCCAAGCTGAGCTCAGGACTGCGTGACTTCCTTCCACTCGGCACTCTTATTTCCCACCACAAGACTCTCGAAGTCATGGTGGTGGAGAATCACCAGATTGCCGAAGACGTGGACTCAGATCCTCTGTTGACCATCACTGGTAGAAGTCTGCAGACGCTTCTCGAGAGTCGAATCGTCGGACAGAACAACAACTGGGTCACTCCACCCGCCAGCATCAGCGTGTCGCTCTACACCTTGCCAGCCAACTACACATGGATTCAGGGTACGACACTGATCAACGATCATATTCGGGTAGGCACCGTCATCAACGCTGGTGATGGTATTCCGTCCTTGGTCGGGGCAAACGACGTGAGTGGTACTGGCGTCAGTGAAGCGAGAACGGTCAAGCGTAGCAATGTGATGAAGGAGCTTCTCGATATTCTCGAGGTCAATGACCTTGGATTGAGAGGAATCCGTCCGCACAACGTTGCCGGCCTTCCACAGCCAGGAGCCAATGCGACCCTTCTCATCCATGATGGGGATGATCGCAGAAGTCAAGTGGTCTTCTCCACCAAGAACGGAGACATCGATTCGGCCGATTACCTCTGGTCCATCAAGAAGCTCAAGACCTCGGCACTCGTCTCAGGACGCTATGTCGAGCAAATGGTGCATGGACCGGAGACCGGGCTGGATCGACGTGTCATGCTGGTCGACGGCAGTGACATCGATGGCGGTTACGACGTTATTCCGACTGGAGCAACGTTGACGAGCGTACGTACGGCTATGACAACTCGAGGTAATCAGGCCCTACAAGCGCAGAAGCGCCTACAGCTCTCTCGTACCGATATTTCGCGTACGCCTACCTACTCGTATCGCCGTGATTACAACATGGGCGACATCGTGTCCGTTGACAGCAGTTACGGGCCGATCGCAACGATGCGAGTTGTGGAGTATGTCGAGATTGTCGACGAAACGGGAGAAAGTTCACATCCAACACTTGAGATCCTCGGGACGTAAGGAGACCTAATGAACCCCGATGAGAAACTGCCAATTCTGAGCAATGCGGCGTACGACATGACGAGGACGTTCATCACGATCGTCCTGCCATTGATCTCAGCGCTATATTTCGCTCTCTGGCTTGCATTCGACTTTCCAGCTGTTGAGTACGTTCTTGGCGGCCTTGCTGTCCTCGAATTGATCTACGGGTGGACATACAACGCAAGTCGGAAGCGATATTTGGCGTCAGATCGTGGAATCGTCGGTGAATTCGTCGTGAAGCAAGATGGCGGCGGTGCAGCCGACTACCTCCTTGTGCTACACGCTGATCCAGAAGTTCTGGAGGAAGAGCAACGAATCACCTTCAAGGTGCTTCAGAGGCAGGCCAATTGACTCTCGCATATTCGACAACTCCTATAGTAGGAGAAACTACGAAAGGAGAGTCATGTTCAAGAGACTGAAGTCAGAAAAGGCGTCTGTCTACGATGAACCGATCGACAAAGTTCTGGAAGGATTGCGCACCTATGGTGTGGATGACCCAGAGTTTCCGAAACTGTTGGACCAGTTGGAGAGACTGACACGGATGAAGGCTGAGAAGGCTAGCAAACCGGTCAGTAACGACACACTGGCGATAGTGGCAGGAAACCTGATGGGAATCCTCATCATGGTCGCATACGAGCAGAAGCATGTCGTGACGTCAAACGCTAGGCAGATGTTCTTGAAGACGAGGTAGCAAGGACATATTTGACCAGAGTGGTCGACAAAGGCAGAGAGGTCGTGTTGAAGCAAATTCAGCACGGCCTTTCAGCTTTTCCCCTCTACAATGCCTATATTTTTTGCCTCTTTCGTAGAAACTAGCCTCTGTGTTGCGTTCTAAGCCACGAAACGATGCCAGGGGGTATCAAAGGTGCGGAGATTTCGTTACTCGTCTCCTGAGGGCAAATAGAGGCCTTTCCGAAGGAATAGCCATTTTCAAGGTCAAAAAATCCCCGGGGGGAAGATTCTGGAGAGCAATTCGCACTTTTGACAATGGCTATAGTAGGAGGTAATGAAATGAAGATGAGTGAAGACAACAAGCAGTTCCTGATTGGAGCGGGCGTCACTGTTGGGGTCTACGCAGTAATCAAGACCTACCGCTATCGCAAGATCAAGAAGGCGAATCAGCGGAAGGTGGAGAACCTGCGCAAGACCATCAAGGAGATGGATCGCTTCATTACGGATCTGAAGTTTCAGAGAATCATCAACGAAGAGTACAACTGAAAGAAGTCAGAGCACGACAAGTGCTCTGATTTTTGCCGCATGATTCACAACTCCTATAGTGAGAGGAGTCTCAATGAGAGTGCAAAAGGTGCCATGCTGCCCACACGTCCGTGCAAAAGGTGCCATGCTGCCCACACGTGCCCGCAAGGCTAGTTGAGACTGGGATCAGTAAACGTGGTAGAACGGCGAAAGCCAAGTAGACACGGTAGAACAACCACTCTTATTTTTCGCAAGAACGACAACTCCTATAATAGGAGAACACAAGAAGGAGAACCAAATGGAAACGAACCAGACTTCGCTACTCGCGTCATACGCGTTGGGATACAAGGATGGGTGGAATCGAGGCGTCATTGCCGGAATTGCGCTCACCGCTGGATTCCTCGCTGTGAAGCGGGTGGTGCACGTCAAGGTTGGCTTTCGTCGGAACAAGAACGAAAAGTGAACCAAAGTCACAGTACGACAAGTGCTGTGATTTTTTCGCAAGATCTACAACCCCTATAATAGGAGGTATTGAAATGAAAAAGGGATGGAACCAGCTCAAGAAGAAGTTTGAGGAGCACCCGGTCGAGGTCATTGCAGTCTGCTCCGTTGCGGTTGTTGCCGCAGCGAAGCTGATCGATGCAGTGTCCGCCGCCCAGGGGCGCCGCGCTTATTCGAAGCAGGTGAACTACCGAGTCAACAAATGACTCTAAAGTCAAAGCACAAACAAGTGCTTTGATTTTTTCCGAAGGAGAAACAATGAGTGTTGATGCACTTGAATTCCTCGTTGTCGTCCTTGCAGGCCTATTGGTCATCGACGTGGCGTGGGAAGTCTTCAAAATCCAAACAGAGAACAAGAGAAGAAAGGATCAAGAACGGTGGGAGAGACGGCGCTGACGATTGCGTGCGGGATTGCCATATTTGGAACTGGCTTCGTATGGGGTGCGAAATGGCAACACAAGCGAGTTGTGAAACAGGTTCGAGCTGCACAGCCGATTGTGGTCAACCTTGTGGGCGAGTACATCACCAAGATCGCAAGACAAGAGCTTACGGAGGCGGAGCTCAAAGAGCGGATTGCGGAGGACATGGACTTCATCAAGATCATCTCGCAGGATTGACAACTCCTATAGTGAGAGGATGGAAAGCGTACTAGAATGCGGTACTAGCTAGGAAACTAGTGACAAAGCCTCTCTTTTTCTTGTCACGGTCAATCAACAAACAAAGGAGTAATCATGACCATGCGGGATAGGTGGGACCGTCTCAAGAAGACGGTCGAGGAGAACCAAGTCGTGAAGAAGACGAAGAGTCATATTTCACGGCACAAGGTGACGTACATCAGCAATGGCGTCACACTCGTCACAACGGTGCTTGTGATGAAGGCACTCAGTGATGGACGCGGTCCGTCGAATTCGATCGACAGGTCGGTTGGGTGCTCGCTGGCAGGGCGAGACATCAACAACACGACAATCAACAACACGACAAATCACTACGGAACGCCATTGAGCTACTTCGTCGGCGTCGAGGGTGATGAGCTTCCGAGATGGGTGAGTCAAGAAGCCGCCGGGCAGGCTCTCGGAGAGACAGCCGTAGCGGTGTCCAGGCATCTCAACCATGGACGAGGTCTGCCACACAACCCTGATCTGCGTTTGCTGCGGTTCGGTCCGAACGATCGGCACTCGCAGAATTGACAACTCCTATAGTGAGGGAAGACTCTGATCTTAGAAATTCGATCAGTAGCAGAATCTTAGAAATTCGATAGCTGCAGTCTTCCCTCACAAAGGAACGAGAGAGTGGACTGACAACTACTCTCTTTATTTCTTCAGCCAAACAAACACCAAAGGAGAAAAGGCAATGAAGAAGAACATCACACTGGCGATCGTCCTGATCGCCATCCTCACGGCTCTCGGGATCTGGAAGGTGAAGGCAGATGCGTAACTGCCGCCGTCACTACGGCTTCTTCAACTTCCTTGGAGACTGCATCATGACACTGCTCACATGCGGTCTCTGGTTGATCTGGGTATTCGTGAGGGAGATGCGCAACAGGTGAGTATCGAATCGATGATCAGAGGTGTGCGTCGCCAGTCCCCTGTGTTGCTCACGGGGGGCTCGGTCATCGGCGTAGCACTGACTGCATATTTGTCAGCCAAGGCAGCACTCAAGGCTGACAAGAAGATCAGGATGGTAGACTACAACCGTCATCCTGGTGGTCCGGCAGAGTTCCCAAAAGACAGAATCAAGCGTCACGCAAAGCTGGTATGGACGTGCTATATTCCGCCAGCTGCATGCGTAGTCTTGACCTCCGCTTGCGTTATCGGGAGCAACCGTATCGGTCACAAGCGTGCAGCCGCAATGCAGGCTGCGTTTGCCTTGACCGAGCGTGCATATTCCGAGTACAAGGAGAAGGTCATCGAGGAGCTCGGCCCCAAGAAGGAGGAGAAGCTCCGGGCGGAATTGGCGGAGAAGCAGGTCCATGCGAGTCCACCGATGATCATGTCTGGCCCGGGGAACGTCCTGTGTTGCGAGCTCTACACCGGGCGCTACTTCACGAGCGATATGGAGACGCTCAGGAGGTCTGTGAACGACCTCAATGCGAGGATCATCCAGCAGGACAGCTGCTCGATGGATGACTTCTACTACCTTGTAGGCCTGCAGCCCACGTCATATTCGGCGGACGTTGGTTGGGTCGCAGACAAGCTGCTGGAGTTGGAGTTCTCGACAGTCCTCACAGAGGATGGCAGACCATGTCTGGCGTTCTCGTACAACTACTACCGGCCTCTCTACGAGGGGCTGTTCCGTTAATTCGCAGGAATCACAACTCCTATAATAGGAGAACACAAACAAAGGAGAATGTGATGAATCGGGAAGAGATGTTCAAGGACAACTCCACGAAGATGGTCATCGCGCACACTGTTGCGATCACCGTGGTCGGCGTAATTGCTGGACTGGCGGCGCGCACTGGTGCGGAGATGGGCTATATGAAGGGACTGTCCATGTTCAGAAACCACCGAAACAAGAACGTTGCCTAAGTAAGGCAGTGATCTGAAGGGTCACAGCACGACAAGTGCTGTGATTCTTTCTCTTTTTCTCTCACCACACAACCAGGAAGAGTCAAATGCTAAAGCGAGACATCAAATACACCGACTTCAACGGTGAAGAGCAGACCGAGACGTTCTACTTCAACCTCACAAGGGCCGAAGTGGTGGAACTCGAGGTCGGCAAGAAGGGCGGGTTGGACGAGTTCATCAAGAACATCGTCAAGACCCAAGACAATGGCGCACTTGTCGCCGAATTCAAGCGGATCATCCTCCTGTCCTACGGCGAAAGGTCTGAGGACGGGAAGCGATTCATCAAGAGCGACGAGATGCGTGAAGCATTTTCGCAGACGGCTGCATTCGACGAGCTCTTCATCGAGCTTGCGACGAGCGACACGGCCGCCGCCACATTCATCCAAGGAATCCTGCCGAAGGACATGCAGGAAGAGATCAAGCGGATGGACACAGTCCAGTTGCCTCCGCCGGTGCAAGGAGCCTGACATGCCAGAGATGGACTACCAAGGAAACAGCAAGCGAGCCAAAGAGGCTTCTGATGCTGAAGAGAAGAAGAAAGAGATCGAGCCCGTCGTCACCGGAGAGGTGATCAAGCGGGAGCGCTCGTTCGGACAGAAGTTCAAGACCATATTCTTCGGAGGCGAGTTCAAGTCGTCACTGAAGTTCGTGGCGGCGGACGTGCTTCTGCCGGCCTTGCGCAACATGGTCTTCGACAGCGGAAGCAGAGGACTCGAGCGGCTCGTCTACGGCGAAGCCATCCGTTCGAGGCGCCCCTCACAACACACGGACTACAGATCCAGCTACTCGTACAACAGGCCGCTATATCGTGATGACCCACGGTATCAGAGGCCTGGGTTCTTGCCGGATCAGCGCCCGATGCGTCAGGTACGTCGTGAGACCAACGACTACGTTCTGGCGAGCAGGCAAGAGGCGGACACCGTTCTCGAGCGTCTCGGTGACATCATCGAGAAGTACGGCGTCGCATCCATCGCAGATCTCCATCAACTGATGGGTCTGCCAGTCAGCCCGATCGAGAACAAGTGGGGCTGGACATATCTCAACAACGCAGAGGTGAGGCAGGTCCGTGATGGATTCCTGCTGGATCTCCCGTCAGCCGAGGAGGTCTGATGTCAATCAAGCAAGGCTTGACCAGATTCGCTGGTCGTACGCAGCTGTCACTCAAGCAGAACAGCCCGCACCTCATGTTCGGGCTGGGCATCATCGGGATCGGCGCAAGCACGGTCCTGGCATGCCGTGCAACGCTCAAGGCCCAGAAGGTGCTGGATGAGATCCAGCATGACATCGAGGAGGTCAAGGCCGGTGATGAGGAACAAGAGGGCAAAGTCACTCGCAGTGACGTTGCTCATACCTATATTCGAAGCGCTGGTCGTCTGGCGAGGGTGTATTCGCCAGCTCTCATCGTTGGGTCAGCCTCCGTCGGACTCCTCGCAGGAGCCCACGTCCAACTGACGAGGCGGAACACGGCTCTCACTGCTGCATATTCGGCACTACACGTGGCGTTCATGGAGTATCGAGAGCGGGTACGTGCTCACGTCGGTGTCGACGAGGAACGGAACTTGTACTACGGCATCAAAGCCGAGAAGACCACGGACGAGAAAGGGAGGGCGCTGACGGTCTACAGCGCTGATCCCTCGAAGTGGTCTCCGTACGCCAAGTTCTTCGACGCCGGCTCCAGCTATTGGAAGAAGGACGTCGAGATGAATCGGATCTTCCTCCAGGTTCAGCAGACATATTTCAACCAGAAGCTGCAAGCCAAAGGCTTCGTCTTCTTGAATGAGGTCTACGAAGCGCTCGATATTCCGCAGAGCTCTGCGGGACAAGCCGTGGGTTGGTTCCTCGGCGGAGAAGGCGACAACTACATCGACTTCAACATCTTCGACCCACAGTCGATCCAATTCGTGAACGGAACCGAACCGGTGATCCTGCTCGACTTCAACGTCGATGGAGTGATCATCAACAAACTCTGAGGAGGTGGAATGAACGACCAACTCATCAAGATCGGTCAGAGTCGGTGGACAAGTGCCATCGGCTCTGCCGTTCTCGGCGTTGGCGTCGGTGTGGCCGTTGGATATTTCCTCTCGAGGAAGAAGGTCCAAGAAGCTGTCGCCGAGGTGGAGGACATCAAGCAAGTTCAGTTGGAGCTGGACTTCGAACGAGCAGAGAAGGACAAGGAGTTCAACTTGCAGATCCAGCAAGCAGCTCTTGTCTCAAGGGAGCTGAGAGAACATGGAGAGCGATTCCTCGAGACCGTCAAAGGACTTGGCTCGGGAACTGTCGAGGATGCGACACCCAAGCATGTGGTATCCGACAACGGGGATCGAGAGGAGCCTGAGGAAACACCCGTCGTCACGAATGTCTTCGACACCGCCGGCGACGAGTGGGATTACGCCATCGAGCTCAACGAAAGGCGAAAGCAGTCCATCTACGTCTTGCACATCGATGAGTTCATGGCGGACGAAATGGAGTGGAACAGCCAATCGACGCTGACCTGGTACGAAGGCGACCAGATCCTCTGCGACTCGAAGGACGTTCCGATCTACGACTGGCTCTCAGTCGTAGGTGAGCTCAAGTTCGGACACGGATCCAAGGACCCCAACGTCTGCTATATTCGCAACGAGCGATTGCAGGCTGAGTACGAGGTCTTGAGGGATCCGGGTTCGTACGAGACCGAAGTCCTGGGTGGACAGGTGGAAGAGCGAGCTCGACGCGCAGACGTCAAGCATGAGAACTCTCCTCGGAAGTTCCGACGGGAGTAACTCATGGAAGAGCCGCTTGAAAACCTGTATTTCAACTGGCTCTGCGCAAAGGTTCTATATCTCGAAGTGTACAGTCCATCTACAACGTTCTGGAATCTGTTCCGACGGCTTTACCAAACGGAATTCGTCTGGTTGCTCGTTGGCGATGACAACAGGGTTGAAGATGGGCTGGAACTTCGGGATGAGTTCTTGATGGAGTCAGGGTTCTCTGCTGACGCAGACTGGCGGCATTCCGGATGCTCGGTGTTCGAAGTGTTGGTGGCCTTCGCTAGAAGAGCTGAATTCCAAACAAGACGACCAATCAGTTGGTGGTTTTGGCGATTCTTAGAGAATCTAGGTCTGTCAGAGCAGAACGACGCTGCTTTTGACATACACCTGGTTGACGATATTCTCTACACCTTCGTGTGGCGAGGGTATGACGAGCTAGGTAACGGAGGCCTGTTCCCCTTGAGTGAGGCAAGACAAGATCAGACGAAGGTACAGATCTGGTATCAGTTCTTCGCATATTTGGAAGACCAAGAGCAACAAACGGGATGAGAGGGGGTCACGTGGATTTCTACGACATTCGCATTGCACGAGAGAAAGACGGAACCCTGGTCATCTATCCAGAGTGGATAGTCGACAACCGAATCACCGATATTTTGGTCAACCGAGGTGCATTCCAGGCAGTCTGGGATGAGAGTACAGGCCTTTGGTCTCGGGATGAGTACGACCTGCAAAGACTGGTCGATGCTGATCTCGAGAGATTCAACAAGGAGTACGTGGAGAAGACTGGTGCGATTACGTGGGTCAAGCGTCTGCGTAACTGGGATTCGAAGATGTGGGTCGGACTCCAGCGTTACATCGAGAACCTGCCTGAGAACAGGCGTGACCTTGACGGAAAGCTGGTATTCCAGAACACAGAGACGAAGAAGACTGACTATGCGACGCATCGTCTGCCGTACGCTCTCGAGCCCAGTGGATACGAGGCTTGGGACGAACTTGTAGGGACTCTCTACGATGAAGAAGAACGGCAGAAGATCGAGTGGTCCATCGGAGCTGTTGTCTCCGGTGACTCTGCGCATATTCAGAAGTTCCTCGTCTTCTACGGTCCACCAGGTAGTGGCAAGTCGACAATTCTCAACATCGTTGAGTGGCTGTTCGATGGCTACACGACCATATTCAACGCCAAAGATCTGACAGGTATGAACAACACGTTCTCCACTGCACCGTTCAAGCACAATCCGCTTGTGGCGATTCAGCACGATGGAGACATGTCGAAGATCGAAGACAACACTCTTCTCAACACCATCACGGCACATGAGGAGATCTCGATCAACGAGAAGTACCTGAAGCCGGTTTCGATCATCCCGAAGGCATTCCTGTTCATCGGGACGAACGAGCCAGTCAAGATCCGTAATGCCAAGGCTGGTGTTATTCGGCGCTTGATTGATGTCAGTCCGTCAGGACGGTTGATCGAGAATGGTCGGTACCACGATCTGATGAACAAGGTCCAGTTTGAACTGGGAGGAATCGCACACCACTGCTTGGAGGTGTACGAGCGGCTGGGGAAGAACTTCTACAGCAACTACGCACCTACGAAGATGCAGTACCAGACTGACTTCTTCTTCAACTACGTCGAGTCTTGTCATGACGTATTCAAGGCTCAGGACGGAGTGTCACTGAAGCAGGCCTGGGAGATGTACAAGCAGTATTGCGAGGAATCTGGCGTCAATCGTTGGCCCATGTACAAGTTCCGTGCAGAGCTCGAGAACTACTTCGAGCATGTGGACGAACGTGCAACCATCGATGGTGAACGCCACCGGAACTGGTACAGCGGATACAAGGATGTGTTCAAGATGAAGATCGTTGATACCGCTCCGCCATATTCCATCGAGCTGCATGACTTCGACGGTGAATCCATCTTCAACGCTGGATACGCCAGTGCACCGGCTCAGTACGCCAAAGACAGTGGGTTCCCTGGATACAGATGGGCTCAATGCAACACGGTTCTTGAAGACCTAGACACCAAAAGACTTCACTGGGTCAAGGTTCCTGAGAACCATATTGTGATCGACTTCGACTTGGTCGATGAGAACGGGGAAAAGGACCTCGAGCAGAACCTGGCGGAGGCAGCCAAGTGGCCTCCGACATACACAGAACTCTCCCAGAGTGGATACGGTGTACACCTGCACTATATTTACACTGGGGATGTCCACGAGCTGTCAAGCGTCTACGACGTTGGGATCGAGGTGAAGACTCTCCTTGGAGATCAATCCCTCCGTAGAAAGCTCACGAAATGCAACGATCTCGACATTGCCGAGATCAGTTCTGGGCTTCCAACAAAGGAGCGCAAAGTGATCGAAGAGAAGAGCATGAAGAGCGAGAAGGCTCTTCGTGAACTCATTGAGAGGAATCTCCGCAAGGAGATCCACCCAGGTACCAAGCCATCTGTGGACTTCATCCACCATATTCTCGAAGAGGCCTACGACTCAGGTCTGAGCTACAACATCTTGGACATGCGCCCGAAGATTCTGGCGTTTGCAGCCAAGAGCTCACACCACTCTGTGGATTGCATCAAGGTCGTGCAGACGATGAAATTCGTCGGCAAGAACGACATGCCTGCACCGGCGACAGAGGATGACAGTCCATTGGTCTTCTTCGACGTTGAGGTTTACCCGAACCTCTTCGTGGTGTGTTGGAAGCCAGAGGGTGGACCAGTGGCGAAGATGGTGAATCCGTCGGCGCAGGAGATCGAACCTCTCTTCAACCTCAAGTTGAT